CCTCCAAGCAAACCGCATCCAAAGCATTCGCCAAGCTATCGGACGAGAACCAGCAGAAGGCCATCGACAACATCGCAAGGCTCTACGCCAACACCGAGGTGCAGTTCGTTCCCCATGCCGCAACCTACCTAAACCAAGCCCGCTGGGAAGACGAGGCAATCGTCCGAACCAATACCTTTGCAAGACCACTACTAAACCAATCCGAAGATGCAGACCTACCACGCTACCGCTGAACGCAGGCTCCTGTCCTGCCTGATGGATGCCTTCATTGACCGAGCATCCTTTCTCATGCAAATCCCTGAACGCCTGTTCACGGGAAACAACGTGTTCATATACCGAGCCATCGAAGCCTTGCACCGAGCGGAACGCCCCGTGGACTTGGTTACCATCCACCAATACCTCGTTGAAAACAATCAAGCCTTTGTAACCCTCGACCTTGGATTCTTTGCCGATGGGATTACTATCACCTCGGACTGGAAGACCTACGCCGCTGACCTGAACCAAGCGTGGAAGGCAAGGGAGGAACAGCAAATCATGGACGACCTTGCGGCTGACCGTGACATCCCAAGAGCTTTTGCACGCTACCAAGCCATGCAAGCCGTGGAAACAAACGCATCGGAAACAACCGCACACGAACTCGCCAAGGAGTACCTGCTGAACATGAACGAGGTGAGGGAGGGCAGACGCAAGGATTCGGTTTACCCCACCTTTATCAGCCCGCTTGACCGTATGCTGACGGGATTCAAGCCATCCGAGTTTGTCTTGCTGGGCGGTCGCCCTGCGATGGGCAAGACCCTCCTTGCTTTGCAAATAGCCATGAACCAAGCCATGGCTGATATTCCCGTGGTGTTCTTTACGATGGAGATGAGTGCCGACCAGTTAAGCCAACGGATGCTTTCTAACCTTGCGGAGATGGATGGGTCGCACTTCCTCAACCCCACCGAGCGAATCACCTCCGACCAATTTCTCGACTTGGGGAAAAAGGCTGACCTGCTTAAGTCAAAGCCGCTTTATATCGTTGACTTGCACCAAGCCAACCTCGACCGCATTGAAGGCGAAATCGCCAAACTCAAAACCAAGTACGGCGTTTGCGGATTTTATCTCGACTACCTGCAACTCATTGAGCCAACCAAGATGGACAAGCCGAAACCGAAAATCGAGCAGATGACCAACATCAGCAAGACATTGAAAACCATCTGCAAGAGGCAGAAGGTGTTCGGGGTCGTAGTGTCATCCTTAAGCAGAGCAACCGAAGGCAGGGCAGACCATCGCCCTATCATGAGCGACCTGCGAGAAACTGGGCAACTTGAATTTGATGCAGATAAAATTGCTTTTGTTTATCGACCATACGAGCATGACAAGAGCAAGGAAGCCGACCTTATGGAAGTCATTGTCCGCAAGAATCGCAATGGTTCCCTTGGTACCGCTGACATCCAGTGCCACCTACCATTCACCAAAGCCAACGAATTTCCACCCCCTAAAATATGATGGAAGAATACAACCTTCAGGCTGCCTGCGTTAAGCTATTTGCAATGCTCCGACCTAACGAGCAGGGTCTGCTATTCCTGAACCACAACAACCCCCGAAGCCGTTCCAACGGTTACTTCCTTAAAAACATTGGCCTGACCGCTGGCGTTGCTGACATGACCTACCTATCCCCCAAGGGTGCGGTATTCCTTGAGTTCAAGACATCGAAGGGCAGGCAATCCCTCTCCCAAAAGTGGTGGCAGGGGGTCGTGGAGGCAGTTGGCTACAGGTATGTAGTCATCCGAAGCGTTGAGGATTTTCAGCGAGTGGTCGAAAGTGTGGAATAGATGTGTATATTTGCCTACATGAAATCGATAATCGTCAGCCTCTGGTCTTACCAAACCTCACCCAGCGTCAGCCTATAAGTTGACATAAAATACCCAAAACCTCGCAAATTGTCCCATATAAACCCCAAACCCAATGAAACGATTTTTAGTGTTTGCAGGTGATTGCTATTATCCCTATGGTGGGATGAATGATTTTCAGGAGGACTTTGACACCTTGGAAGAGGCAAGAAGTTTTGAATCAAAAATCAAAGAAAAGTTTAAATCAATATGGGGGGATAATTGGAAGGATTACAAATGGATTGCCATTTGGGATTCGGAAATTAGAGATTACGTTTAATACGCAAGAGCATACAATGAATGATAAATCCGTCAATAAGCACCATTATCGCATATAATGAATGATAAATCATATCACCTCGGTCAGTTCAAACCTGACAAGGAGCCTACAAATCGTCAGCCTCTGGTCTTACCAAGCCTCCCCCAGCGTCAGCCTATAACCTGTCATAAATTACACAAAACCACCTAAATTATCCCATATAAACCCCAAACCTATGAAAACCACACCAAACGACTTCAGACGCTGGCAACTACACATCCGCAAGGAATGCGTCAACTGCACACAACCCGACCATTCCGAAACCATCCGCCAATGGAGGATCAACTACTCCCTGCTTGGTCGCATCCTTCAATCTAAAAACGCCTAACCATGGAAGCCATACGCTGCAACGACCGACTGCCTGAAGCAGGCGAGGAGGTCCTGATATGGGAAACCGAAGCAGGCTGGAGGCTTGCATGGCTTGTCATCAGAAAGACCGTAGAAGGCCATCAGTACACATCACGATTCGAGAACTGCGAAGATCTATTTTTCCTGCATAACGTCAGCCATTGGATGCCGCTGCCACCAGAGCCGAAGCTATGAAGTACGACATCGTAACCCGAACCATCCTCGGTTATACGGCTGAAACATTGATGGTCAACCCCGATGAAATTATCAGTGCTTGTCGCAACAGGGAGTTGGTACTCGCTCGCTCGATCTTTGCGGACATTGCCTACTACAAGTACCGCTACACCTTCCAAGCCATTGGCAAGATCCTGAACCGCCATCATGCCACAATCATGCACAATGTCTATACCTTCCACAATGACGTGGAGCAGCGACCTGAACTGTCTTACCTTCGCCAAGATGTTCTGCGAAAGGTCAACGGTTTTTTGCAACTTTGTGAATAAATAGCTATTTTTGTGCAGGTGCTGCTACGGCAGTCGGTCAGCCCCCGATAATAGGCAGTCCGTGAGATTCGGGAGAAAGGCAGGTGTGATCAACCTGCCTTTCTTTTTATACCTTTGCGTGAGTGAACGCAGAAACAATCATCCTTGAACTTTATCGCACAGGCGAGATCCGCAAGGCTTGCCTGACCATTACGGGAGGCAATCCGCTTTGGCGTGACTTGGAGCAGGAATGCGTGCTGATACTGCTGGAAAAAGACCCCGCCAAGATTCTGCAAATCCAAGGGCAGGGCTACTTCAAGTTTTACGTCGTGCGTCTGCTCCTGAACCTCTACCGTGGCAAGAACAACCAGTTCGCTCAAAAGTACAGGCATCACGATATCACCGAGGAAATCGACCCCAACGCTGATATGACCCACGAAGAGTACAGTTCCCTCGTTGACGATATGTGGGCGATTGCCGAATCGGAGATGGATTCGTGGGCCAAGGAGGGGGCGTTTCCCTATGACAAGGAACTGCTGAAACTTCACATGGCTACGGGGAATATGAAGAAGCTATCCCGTGAAACAGGCATCCCCTACCGTAGCGTGATATACTCAATCGAACAAGCCAAGGCTAAAATCAAGGCCGCAATCCTCAAAACCCATGGACGTACTGATATTCCCGCTGCTCGTCAGTAGCCTTGCCGCTCTTGCCATTGCCGAGTACCACGTCCTGCCCGCTTGGTGGTATCGCACTTGGCTCGGCAGGCACAAACCGTTCTCCTGCGTTACCTGCCTGACGTTTTGGGTGGCGGCGTTGCTGACCCTACTCACCTGCGACTGGATGCTTGCTCCTGTGTACGGTCTTGCCTCGGCAGGGCTTACCGTTGTCATCCTGCAAATGACCAACCGATGACCCAAGCGGAATACCTCACGGCACAAAAGCACCGCCATTACTGGGAACAATATCAGGCATCCCTGTTCATGCGGCTATCCCCCGAAGCGGTTGGCGACCTGCAAACCATCCTTGTAGCACACGGCCGACCGAACACGAATTGGTGGTGCGCTGACTGCGTAAAATCTGCCCTCTCCTACATTTACGAACAGGCGGACACCTTCGCCCAAGAAAATCAGCAGACCGTTACCCATGCCCTTACCAGTTCCTCAAAGCAATGAGAGCAGCGACCAATTCCTCGGTCGTTGTATGTCCGATTCCAAGACCAGAGCAGAGTTCCCCGATGCCCAGCAACGCCTTGCAGTATGCGGCAACCTCTACGCTAATCACAAGCGGCAGGCCTTTGAATCCTATGCCGACTATGGCGAAGGGGTCAGGAACAACGCCAAGCGGGGGATTGAACTCAACGAGCGGAATGGCAACAAGTGTGCTACCCAAACAGGAAAGGTCAGGGCGCAGCAGCTTGCAGATGGCGAGGCAATATCCTTGCAAACCATCAAACGTATGCATTCCTACCTATCAAGGGCAGAAACTTACTACGATAACGCTGACAGTACAAGCGACTGCGGGTACATCTCATACCTCCTTTGGGGTGGGAAGGCAGCCCTCGGCTGGAGCAGAAACAAACTCCGAGAACTTGGCGAACTCGACTAAGGCTCCAAGCAACGAGGCGCAAGTCCAAGCGCGGATGGATTCGCTGATGATGGTGATAACCACCCTCTGCGACTGCATTGGTGCTGTGGATGAATCCAACTCGCCCAACGCTTTTGCAGTGAAGATGAAAATTGTGGACAAGATTGACGCACTCATAGACAAAATCGAGTACTGATGGAACGAGTACCCATAGGCACGATTAAGAACAACCCGAACAACCCAAGGGTCATCAAGGACGACAAGTTTAAGAAACTCGTACAATCCATTAAAGACCTACCCGAAATGGCCGAGGTTCGCCCCGTTGTGGTCAATACCGATATGGTCGTGCTGGGTGGCAATATGAGGCTCAAAGCCATGCGTGAGGCAGGCTGGAAGGACGTTCCGATTCAAGTCGTAGATTGGGACGAAGACAAGCAACGCCAGTTTATCATCAAGGACAACGTAAGCGGAGGGGAATGGGATTGGGAGATACTTGCGAATGAATGGGACACCGAGGAACTGCAAGAGTGGGGACTTGACCTACCAGGTTTTGACTTAAATGCAAATGAACTTGGAGAGGACTTTACTTTGCCCGATGGCGATAAGGCTCCGTTTCAGCAAATGACTTTCACGCTTGCAGACGAACAGGCAGAGCAAATAAAAAACGCAATAGCCGAGATAAAGCAAACCGAGGAATATAAGTATGCGGAAACGATGGGCAACGAAAACAGTAACGGAAACGCTTTGTATTTAATCGTTATGCAATGGGCCGAGCAAAGGAAATAATCGTTAAGGTCATACCTGCAAAAATTGCTAATGAGTTTGTGAAGAGGCACCATTATTCAGGCAAGGTGGTTCAAAACAGTTCCTTGCATTTTGGTTGTTTTTTAGATGGTAAATTACACGGCGTGATGAGTTATGGCAGCCCATTGGATAAAAGCAAAATATTGGGCATTGTGGGTAATACGGGGTGGAATGAAATGTTAGAGT